GAGTCCGTCTTAAAGGTTTTGTAGTAACCCCAGCAGCTAGTACAGCGTCTACAATTACCTTTAAAGATGGAAGTTCGTCAGGAACTACCCTATGTGAAATAGATATACCTTCTAACACAAACCCAATCCCGTTTTATGTAGCTATTCCTCAAGAAGGTATTCTATTTCAAGATGGGGTTTATATGGCTCTTAGCGCGGCTGTAACCGGCGTGACTATCTTTTACGGGTAAGCCATGATGGACGACCAAATTAAACTTGCAGTTCATGAAAACGAGATTAAACACTTGCAAACTGATATGGACAAATTGGTTAAAGATATGGAAGAACTTAAAGCTTCCGTTGCTGATATAAGCAAAACTCTTTCAGAAGCTAAAGGCGGATGGCACGTTTTAATGGTTATGGGTGGTGCAGGTGCAGCTTTTGGTGGTTTAGTTGGCTGGGCGTTTGAACATTTCTCAGGTAAATAAAATGGCAAAGAAAGCTCCAGTATTAGCAGTAGGTAGAGGGGAGAAGCTCCCCGTCTCTAAGGGCGCAGGTCTTACAGAAAAAGGCCGCAAGAAATATAATGCGGCTACTGGCTCTAATTTAAAAGCACCAGCACCTAACCCTAAATCCAAAAAAGACGCTTCTCGTAAGAAATCATTTTGTGCGCGTATGAGTGGTATGCCTGGTCCTATGAAAGATGAGAACGGTAAACCTACACGCAAAGCAGCGTCTTTGAAACGGTGGAAATGTGCCTAGTACATCAGTTAAACAGAAAAAATTTATGGCAGCTGCCGCTCATAACCCAAGCTTTGCAAAGAAAGCGGGTATACCAGTTAGCGTAGCTAAAGAGTTTAATCAAGCCGATAAAGGCAAAAAATTTAAAGAAGGTGGCAATGTGGCTAATTTAAAAAAGTTATTTAAAGGTAAAGATACTTATAGCGAAGAGCTTAAAGAAGGCAAAGCTATTAAGTCTGGTAAACTCACTCCACAGCAATATGCTAAAGGTGAGAAAATGGAAGATTCTAAAAAGATGAAAGATGGCGGTAAGTGCATGGCTAAAGGCGGTGTTACTCGTGGTGATGGCTGCGTAACCAAAGGTCATACAAAAGGTAAACAAATGGCTATGGGCGGCAAATGCTATGCTAAAGGCGGTGTTACTCGTGCAGACGGTGTAGCAGCTAAAGGTCACACTAAAGGTAAAATGATCTAGGGGATTGAGATGGCATTTATTACAGGTGTAGGTAAAGGTCCATACGATGCTGAGAAAGAAGCGAAAGCAGGAGCGTGGAAAAAGTCAGGGTTAGGCCCATTTGATTCTCAGAAGAAGACAGTTTCTGAAATGAAAGCCGCCTTTGATAAAGCCGCTGCAAAGAAGAAGGCTGACATAGACTATTCAAATAGTTTAACCCCTGCTGAACGTTCTAAAAAAGTAGATGAAGTATTAGGTAAAGTTCCGCAAGATTCTTATATGGATGATGACGGGGGTAAGCCTACTAAGACAGCAACTAAGTCAACTTCTGTATCGGTAACGCCTTCTAACGCATCTAAAAAACCAATGGTGATAGAGAAAGAGTCGGTAGAAATTAAACCGGTTAGTAATCCTAAATCATCAATTGCACCTAGTAAGAGGGCATCGCCCGCTAAAAGCTCTCGCAATAGTATGGCTGATGAGTGGGCGGCTTTTTCTAAAGGTAGAGAGGCTGATACCGCTGCGTTAAAAGATATTACTGACCGATATAAACAAACTGGTACGTTGGTTAAATCAGAAGATTCTGATTTACCTCAACCTTCAGAGCTTAAAGACACTGACTTTAAAAAAGGCGGCATGACTAAACGTCCACCTAAACCTGCTAAGAAAGTACCAGCTAGAAAGTTTGCATCAGGCGGAAATGTATCACGTACATCGGCTTCTAAACGTGGTGATGGTTGTGCAACTAAAGGTCATACAAAGGGTAAATACCTATGAGATTCTCTCGCGGAATGGGGTGCATTAACCCTAAAAAAGTACCTGGACGAAAAGGTAAAAAGAAATGACAACATCGGGTACAGCAAACTTTAACCTTGATTTAGGTGACCTCGTAGAAGAGGCGTTTGAACGCTGCGGACAAGAGCTTCGCAGCGGTTACGATATGCGCACAGCTAGACGTTCTCTAAACTTACTCTTAGTAGAGTTTGCAAACAGGGGTATTAATTTATGGACAATTGAACAGTGTGCTGTACCCATTTCGCTTATACCGGGTCAAATTGCTTATGACCTACCTATAGACACTGTTGATTTACTTGACCATGTAGTACGTACAGGCACAGGGCAAAACCAAGTAGATATTAATATTTCTCGTATCTCTGAATCGACTTACTCTACAATCCCTAATAAGAATGCACGGGGCAGACCGATTCAAGTATGGATTAACCGCCGCACAGGAGCAACTTACCCTGACGGTGCAACTACAGTTACTAAAGCTCCACAGATTAATATATGGCCTACACCAGACCAAGGCACAGTCGAAGCACCTTATTATTACTTTGTTTACTGGCGACTACGCAGGATGCAAGATGCTGGAAATGCAGTAAACACACAAGATATCCCGTTCCGTTTATTGAACGCGATGGTAGCAGGATTAGCTTTTTATCTTAGTATGAAGCTTGCTGGCGTAGACCCTACGCGTATTCAAATGCTTAAAGGGGAGTATGAGCAACAGTTAGACTTGGCACTCTCAGAAGACAGAGAGAAAGCGAGTAATCGGTTTGTTCCACGGATTATGCACGTTTAGTTATGTCAGTTAAATACTCATCTGGGAAATGGAGTCATGCGTTTTGCGATAGGTGCTCTCAAAGGTTTCAGTTAAAAGACCTTAAAAAACTAACGATTAAGACTAAAGTAACCAATATTTTAGTCTGCCCTTCGTGTTGGGACCCTGACCACCCACAACTGTTAATAGGAATGTTCCCAATTTATGACCCACAGGCATTGCGTAACCCGCGCCCTGATACAAGTTATTATCAATCGGGCTTAAATACGTTACAATACCCAGAAGACGGAAGTCGTGTATTTCAATGGGGTTGGGCACCAGTTGGTGGCGCTTCACAGTTTGATGCAGTACTTACACCTAATTACCTTGTTGCCATCGCGTCTGTTGGCACTGTTACAATCACAACTTAGAGAACTACCATGACAGGCAAAATTAAAACAGAACCTACTCCTAAAGTAGCAGGCTATCCACAGACAGGCATTAAAACGTCTGGTGTTAAAACTCGTGGAAACGGCGCTGCAACGAAAGGTAAAACAGCTCGCGGACCGATGGCATAAGCTATGACTTACGGTGGTGTGATATATAAAATATACAACAACATAACTGGTGAGTGTTATGTTGGTCAAACACGCCAAAAAATAAACAAAAGATATTCTAACCATGTAGTAAAGTTAAATAACAATACTCATCATTCTAAAAAACTTCAAACGGCATGGAATACTTATGGAAATTCCGCGTTTAGTTTTTCTGAATTAGTGTATGTTTTACACGTGGACTATTTAAATGACTTAGAAAAGCTAGTTATTAGTGAGTATAATACCACATACAATATGACGGCTGGTGGAGCAGGAGCTAGTAATAGAAATGTTACTCCTGATGAACGTAAGAACATATCAGCTAGACTAAAATCTAAATGGGGTGACCCAGTTTGGAGAGCCAAACATATTGAGATATTAAAAAAGTCTCATAAGACTGATGCGTGTATTTTGTATATGAGGTCTATCCAAGCACTAGGCAATAGAAAAAGATGGGAGGGTCATATTAAAAAAGTAAGGCCTCCATGTGATAAATCAGCATTAATAGCGGCACAATGGCAAGATACTGAGATAAGAGCGCGGCGTATAGCAGGGCTTAAAAAAGCAGCAAGCACTCCAGAAGCTATTGCTAAACGTAGGAAAGCATCGACTGGTCGGGTTATGAGCAAAGAAAGCATAACTAAAATGGCGCAGTCAAAGTGGAAACCCGTATTATGCGATGAGTTACATATATCGTTTTTATGTCAAAAGTACGCTGCTGAGTATTTTAATGTCAAACATAACACAATAGGCGAAGCAATGAAACATAATCGAAAATTGTTAAAGTCTTATAGTTTATCTAGGATTGCAACATGACATATTTAGAACTTTGCACTGCAATTTCCGACTACGTTGAAAATTCATTTACAACCGCGCAGCTAAATACTTTTATAGAACAGTCTGAGCAGCGTATTTACAATTCAATACAGCTTCCAGACCTGCGTAAAAACGTCACGGGTATAGTTACCGCTAATAATAAATACTTACAATGCCCGAATGATTTTTTATCGGCTTACTCTATTGCGGTTATTGACCCTACATCCGGTGAGTATACATACCTTTTAAACAAAGACGTGAACTTCATCCGCGAAGCTTACCCAAGCCCAACAAGTTATGGGACGCCTAAGTATTATGCTATCTTTGGACCGCAGTCTAATGATATAAACGAATTGACGTTTATCTTAGGACCTACACCTGATGTGCAGTATGAAACAGAGCTTCACTACTTCTACTACCCGCCTTCTATTACAAGTGAAGAGTCTGGTGGTAATACATGGCTAGGTGAAAACTTTGACTCTGCGTTGCTGTATGGCTCTATATTAGAAGCGTACACGTTCCTTAAAGGTGATGCAGACATCATGACTCAATACCGTCAACGCTACGAAGAAGCAATGAACCTACTCAATACACTGGCTACGGGTAAAGATAGAGGTGATGCATACCGTAACGGTCAAGCAAGGATACCTGTTAGATGATAGTACAAGGCCAAACAACCAGCTTTAAAAAAGAGCTTTACGAGGCTATCCATAACTTTGATACGGATACATTTAAAATTGCTCTGTACACAGCTAACGCTACGCTTAATCAAAACACGTTGATATATACTGATGTAGACGAAGTACCTGAGACGGTGCTTATTAACGGAGTGCCTACTCCTACTGGATATACGACTGGTGGGCAAGAACTCTTGAACGCTACAGTAAATGCATCTGACGGGACTGCGTACATTAGTTTTGACAACCCTTTATGGACATCAGCTAGTTTCACAGCACGCGGCGCTCTGATATATAATAGCTCTAAAGCTAATCGTTCTGTAGCTGTACTGGACTTTGGTAGCGATAAAACAACGACTTCAACTTTTACAATAACCTTTCCGGCGAATACGGCAACTTCTGCCATCATCCGGTCTTCTAATTAGGGGTATATAATGCAATCAGAAAAAATCAATCCTGTTGACGTTAGTGGCGCTGAGATTGCTCGCGCTGGTGATATGCAGGAACAAATCAAAGTTAAAGGTCACTACGATGTAGTTTGCGTAGGCTCAGATGGTGATACTAAATGGGTAGACGCTATTGAAAATATAGTAGTGACGGTAGGTAAAAACGACTTATTAACTCAGTATTTCAAAGGCACCTCTTGGACAGCGGCTTGGTATATGGGTCTTGTTCAAAAAATAGGGTCGTTTGTACCGCAATACGCTGCAACAGATACATTATCTTCTCATGGTGATGGGGTATCTTCCGGGTGGGCTGAAAGCACAGCGTACACTGGCACTAATCGTATTACGGTTGGGTGGGGAACTGCGGGGTCTGGCTCGCTTTCATCTACTTCAACAACTTTTAGTATTAACGCAACAGCCACTATCGCTGGTGCTTTGATGTGCCAAACTCAAACACGCGCTACAACATCTGGCGTGCTTTATTCAGTAGGTAGCTTTACTGGTAGTGACCGTAGTGTTGTTTCTGGTGACTCGCTACTCGTCACATTCACTGCAAGCGTTTAGGAGATTATCATGGCTGCAAGTTTTAAAGTAGGTCAAGAAGTTAAAGTAGTAAGCCCTGTGCCACAAGGTTTAGTTAGCGCATTGAATGTTAATCAAGAAGGCGACATTCAGTATTTAGTATCTTGGACTGACGCAAATAAAGTATCGCAAGAACGCTGGTTCTCAGAAGACGATTTAGTCGAGGTATAGTATGGCTTTAGTAATAGCTGATAGAGTTAGAGAGACATCCACCACAACTGGTACAGGAGCTGTTACATTAGCAGGTGCGGTTACGGGCTGCCAAGCTTTCTCATCAGCTATTGGTAATGGTAATACAACATACTACACAATCGCAGACCAAGGCGGCCCTAACTGGGAAGTAGGTCTTGGTACTTATAGCTCATCAGGTAATACCTTAGCGCGAACAACGGTGTATTCATCTAGTAACTCAGGTAGTTTGGTTACGTTCACTGCTGGGGTTAAAGATGTGTTTGTGACGCTCCCGTCACAAGTAACGGTGCCTATTGCAAGTCCTACATTTACAGGGACAACCACCATTGCGACAGTAAGTGCAATGACATTAGGTGGTGACTTAACGGGCGGTGACTATTTACTGACTCGAACGATGTATAAAGATACTGGCTGGGTTTACTACAACAGCAGTACCACAGCGGCTTTAAATTTCACTAATGGCTCTCAGCAACGCTGGGCACCAACAGCATCAAGCAGTCCTACACTTTCAATTTCAAACTGGCCTCCATCGGGTAACTTAGGTGAGCTTTTAATTGAAGGAGTTAACTTAGGCGCAGCAGGCACAATCACATGGCCGACTATTAACTGGATTACGTCTACGGGTGCAACGACAACGACATTTTCTTCTAACGGGGTAACTTTGCAAACCTCCGGTACAGACTGGTGCTTACTTTGGACTCGCGATGCGGGTACAACCATTTATGGGAAGTTTGTGCGATGAGTATGTTATCGAGGTTTGCAACTACTGGCGGAGGGGGCGACCCTTATTGGAATAGCGTGTCGTATTTGCTTGTTGGTAATGGTGCAAATGGCACAACAACTAATATTAAAGATTCTTCTAGTAATAATTTAACTACTACTATTAGTGGTAATACAGTAATTAGCACTGCGCAAAGTAAGTTTAATACAGGGTCATCGGTGTATTTTCCGGGGGTATCCAATTATTTAACGGTGACGAGTTCATCTGTATTGGCTTTACCGGGGGAATTTACAGTTGAAATGTGGGTTTATTTTACTGCTGCAGCTAATTTTTCAGCTTTTTTTTCTGTGCTATCAGGTTTTCAAATTGGGCTTAATTCACTAGGGTATCTAGCTACTGCTCAACAAGGGGTAGCAATTGAAGTGTCTAGCACAACAGCAGTGCCTTTAAATTCTTGGCATTATGTAGCGGTAACCAGAAATGCGTCAAATCTTGTAACAATATACCTTGATACATCGTCCGTTGCGACAGGGACATATTCAACAAATTATTCCGCTGGGACGGCATATATAAATTATAATTCCGCGTTACCTACAGCAGGGTTTACAGGATATGTTTATGATTTACGAGTAACTAAAGGCGTTTGTAGATATACAGGTTCAACAATTACTAATCCAACTGCACCATTCCCAACCTACGGGCCATAAACATGAAAATAGCCATAATTGAAAATAACCAAATCCTATCTCATGGTGAGCATACAGAGGTGTTTCCTAATGTATCGTTTCCACCTGAAGGTCTTGACTTAATGTGGGCGCAAGAGCGCAATGCTTATCAAATACAGTCTGGTAAAGCGCATTCATCAACAGAAAAACTAACCTTTGTTGAGCCATATATTGAGAATGGCGTAGTGTATGACGTAATTGTTGAAGCTAAAACACAAGATGAGCTTGATGCTGAAACAGCACAGAAAGCCAATGAAGTTCGCTATAGACGAAATGCACTGTTAACACAATCAGACTGGACACAAGTAGCTGATGCGCCTGTAGACAAAGCAGCGTGGGCAGTTTATCGCCAAGCACTTAGAGATATTACCTTGCAAGCAGGGTTTCCTTTCACTGTAGATTTTCCAGTAGCACCATAAAAGTATGTTTGGGTTAGTAGCCTTTGCAGAGTATCCGATTGCACTGCTACCCAATAGCGGTCCAATTACTATTGTAGTTGGTATCACTGAATCACTAACGGCTACCGATGCGTATATAGGCTTAGATAACCACGCTTATTTAACAGAGAGTGCCACTGCGTCAGATAGTCTATCTGGCAATATTAATTATGTTGTATCAGTATCTGAATCAGTCACTGCTTCTGATGTATACCAAACTCCATTTGATGAAGTAGCAAGTTTATTTGGATTTACGCCATTTGCCGCTGCGCCGATTGCCGGTCTTACGATTGTCCCTAGCTCATTTAAAGTTGTTGATGTTCTTGAAACGCTTACAACAAGTGATAGTGTTAGTGCTTTAATTTATTATGGTGCTGATGTTTCTGAATCAGTAACAGCTTCTGATTCGTATGCAGGCTCTACGCCTATTAACCGAGTAGATGTAGCTGAAACGGTTACTGCATCGTCTACTGTTGATGGTATATCGGGTAATATTGGAAGTATTGAAGAAACAATAACAACAGACGATGTCTTTACTTCTATAGGCACATCACGCGCAGACCAACCAGAAGACTTAACAGCAACCGATAGCAGTGTAGGTGCATTAGCGCAATCAGCCCCAGTGGTAGAAACAGCAACACCTACAGATGAATTTACTAATACATTTAATCGAACTGGGTTAATTACAGAATCTGCGCCTGTCACTACCGTATATAGCTCAATTAGTGGTACTCAGCTAACGCTTACAGAAAGCGTGACAGCAACAGATACGTTCGATAATGGTACACCCTTTGATGTAAATGTTGTTGAATATGGTACGCTTGATGATGTGTATGCGTTCTCGTCCAATGTTTATTTAGATATTACTGAAACCGCAACGGCGTCTGACGACTATACAATAGGCGTAGTACCTATTATGGGTTATGTGGTTGAGTCTTTAACCTCAACTGATGCGTATAGCGCAGCGGGCAGTACCTATAATGTGACGTTCTCTGAAAGTGTTATATCTGCTGATTTGTATGTAGCGTCTGGGTCTATTTACCATGTAACAACCTCTGATACATTAATTTCAACAGATGGGTATTTGGTAAATCTATCTTATATTGCCGCATATCAAGAAGCGTTAACAGCAAATGCAGATGTTACTGGAGATGTCACAAAACCTGTAGATATTACAGAGACCATTACTTTATCGGATAGCTATGCGGTAGCAGCTTATTTATATGCTTACTTAGATGCACCACTAGTAGGTATCGATGGGTATAGTGCAGCGGGTAGTACGTATAATGTATCTTTATTAGCGCAAGGTGTTGCAGAGGACACTTATTTCCCAAATGGTACATCTAATGTATTTATTACTGAGACGCTCATAGCAACTGAAGGTACCTTTGTAGGTCGCCTGCTTTGGGAACAAATTGATGATACACAAACCGCAAATTGGGGTAATATATCTACCATACAAACTGCTAACTGGGGCACTATAGATACAGCCCAAACCCCTAACTGGGGTTCAATTAACACATTAGGTTAAAAACATGACAACAGCTTATACCACGCTCTTAGGTTTAGCCCTTCCAGTTCAAGGTGAGCTTACTGGTACTTGGGGTACTGAAGTAAATAATAGTATTACACAGCTTCTTGACGATGCGATTGCAGGGACAGCAACAGCTAGTGTTACTTCAGGGGATTGGACTTTAACAGATACGGGTTCTGGCGTACCTAATCAGGCTCGCTGTGCAATTCTCATTGCTACAGGAACACCGGGCGTATCACGTAATATTATCGCTCCAGCTAGAAGTAAAGGCTATTTTGTTGTTAACCAATCTGATGCAGCGGTAGTGCTTAAAGGTGCGTCTACTACGGGTATTAGTGTTCCTACTAATAAAAGTGCATTGGTTGTTTGGAATGGGTCTGACTTTGTAACGGCTGTATCTCCATCCTCTAACGGGACAGTAACGACAGTATCAGTTGCTAGTGCTAACGGATTTACAGGCTCAGTATCAAACCCCACATCAACACCTGCTATTACGCTGGCGACCAGTATTTCTGGTGTTCTTAAAGGGAATGGAACGGCTATTTCAGCGGCGACTTCTGGTACAGATTACAGCGCAGGGACTTCTGCGTTAGCTACGGGTATTTTAAAAAGCACAACATCAACAGGCGCGTTGACTATTGCAGTAGCTGGTGACTTTCCAACACTTAATCAAAGTACGACAGGTAATGCGTTAACAGCGACAACAGCTACCAACTTAGCAGGGGGCGGAGCAGGGCAACTACCCTATCAAACAGCTTCAGGTACAACAGCAATGCTTGCTGCTGGTACAGCTACTTACGTGTTAACATCTAACGGTACTTCAGCACCTAGTTGGCAGCCACCATCCACTTCTGGCGGTACAGTCACTTCAGTTGCGGCTTTAACATTAGGTACTACGGGTACAGACGTTTCATCATCAGTTGCAAATAGTACAACAACCCCTGTCATTACGTTAAATATTCCAACAGCAAGCGCATCAACTAGAGGTGCATTATCTTCTAGTGATTGGTCTACGTTTAACGGTAAATACTCAACAGGCGGTGCGCTTGGAACACCTTCTAGCGGTACGCTGTCATCTTGTACGGTTGATGGAACAAATGGTGTTGGGTATAAAAATATCCCTCAAACAGGCTCAGATAAAACAACTGCATATACTTTAGTTACTGGAGATGTGGGTAAATATGTGGGTGTTGGAACAAGCGGCTCTATTGTCGTGCCAACTTCTACGTTTGCAAATGGTGATGCCATCTCTGTCTATAACAACACAACAGGTAATATTACTATTACGACTAGCGCACCTACAGCCTATATTGCGGGGGCAAACACAGTTAAAACGTCTATCACATTAGCTACTCGTGGTATTGCTACGATTCTATTTGTTAGTGCAACAGTTTGCGTTGTGTCGGGTAATGTGTCATGACGGGTATTATGCAAGCAGTACTTGGCGGAACTTATGGGCCCGCAGGCCCGACAACTATAGGTCAAGCCTACGGTGGTGGATTTTACGCTGGTAAGATTAACGTTTCTGGTACGCAATATTATCTAATTGTTGCCCCTAAAGCATCTGGTGAAAACTCAAGCGTATCATGGGGGATAGATGGCGTAACAACAGGAATAACATCCGTTATCAATGGACCAACAAACTCTGCGTCATTAGCAGCATTAGGCTCGTCATATCAAGCAGCGGTGTTTTGTGAAGGGTTAACCATTGGCGGATATAGTGATTGGTATCTACCTGCTAAAAACGAGCTAGAAGTGCTGTATTATTTCTTAAAACCGACTACCGACGCTAACAATACTTCATCGGGTTCAAACGCGAATGCGGTATCTCCAGAGCCTGTAAGTACAAATTATACTAATGGTTCTCCTGCGCAAACAGTCGCCGGTATTGGTTTTAGAGCTGGTGAAACGAATGCGTTTGTCTATGGCCCATATTGGTCTTCTACTGAGACCGCTGCTAACAGCGTATCGGTTCAGTACTTCACCGATGGGCTTCAGACCAACATCGTTAAAGCCAATACTACCTATGCCAGAGCTGTTAGAAGAGTACCTGTATAGATAGTACTTACCCAATTTATGCAACTTCGACTTAATAGGATAGATAAATGAACAAAATACTTAAAATATGGAACTATTTAAACGCAAGATTAAAAGAGCCTTCAACTCACGCGAGTGTGGCGGCACTCGCTACGATGGCGGGAATGAATATTGAAGCTGGTCCTATCCATGATGGTTTGACTGCGGCAGGTGTAGTGTTTGGTATGATTGGACTGTTTGTTTCAGAAGGTAAATAGTATGGCTAATTACTTCAAACCAGAGGAATTTGCGTGTCACTGCGGGTGTGGAGAGAAAGACGTTAATCCAAAGCTTGTAGAGCTACTTAATCGCATTAGAGAATCATTTGGCAAGCCTATTACCATTATGAGCGGTAGAAGATGTGAAGCACACAACACTAAAGTGGGTGGTGCAAAGCATAGCCAGCACGTCCTAGGTAACGCAGCCGACATTAAAGTAAAAGACGTACCGCCTAAAGAAGTGCAAGAATACCTCATGAAGCATTTTGATGACGGTTGCAAAGGTCTTGGGCGTTACAAATCATTTACCCATATTGATGTTCGTGATGGTAAAATCGCACGTTGGAACGGATAAACAGGATTAAATTATGCCATCAATCGGTCTTAAAAAACTTGTATTTAAGTCGGGAGTTAACCGAGAGAATACCCGCTATTACACAGAAGGCGGATGGTATGATTGCGACAAGGTTCGTTTTCGTCAAGGCTCTCCACAGAAAATAGGGGGTTGGAATAAGATATCATCCTCTACTTACTTAGGGGTATGCCGTTCACTATGGGCTTGGGAAACACTAGGACAAGTGACGCTTATAGGAGTTGGAACTAACTCCAAATTTTATATCTCTCGTGGCGGTAGCTACTACGACATCACGCCTATACGTACAGCAAATACCTTAACGAACCCTTTTACTGCCTCTACTGGCTCGGCGATTATTACCGTAACTCATGCAGGGCATGGCTGTGCTAACGGAGATTATGTTACCTATAACGGAGCAACAGGGCTTGGTGGGACTATTACAGCCTCTCTGCTTAACCGCGAGTATCAAATCACCTACGTGTCTGCTAACTCTTATACAATTAATGTAGGGTACGCGGCGAACAGTTCAGATACTGGGAACGGTGGTACAGTTCGTGCTGTTTATCAGATGTCAGTAGGTCCGGCTTATCAAACGCCTACTAGTGGTTGGGGTGCAGGGGCTTGGGGTAGTGGTTCTTGGGGTAGTGGTCAGTCTTCATCTGACTCGCTTCGCTTATGGTCACAGAGTAACTACGGTCAAGATTTAGTCTTCGGTCCTCGCACGGGTGCGATGTATTACTACTATGCAGATAGAGGTCTTGTAAGCACTACCGCTACTATTACAATAGCATCACCCGCTGTAGTCACAGCTACTAACCTCTACGCTGAAGGCGCACCGATAGTCTTTGAAACGTCAGGCGCACTGCCTACAGGACTTACTACAGGTACAACTTACTATGTACGCAATTATACTGCTGGTATATTTAATGTATCTGCTACACCCTCTGGAGCTTTAATCACTACAACCGGCACACAGTCAGGCACACAGTATATTTCCAACCGTGCGGTCAATTTAGCTACTATTAATGGTGCATTAGATGTTCCAACTATTCAGAATTACATCACAGTATCAGACACTTTTCGTTTTGTATTTGCTTTTGGTTGTAATGACTACGGTGTATCTACTCAAAACCCACTGCTAGTACGCTGGTCTGACCAAGAGAATGCAGCTGACTGGGCACCGTCTACTACTAATCAAGCAGGGTCACTGACCCTAACTCGTGGGTCTCAGATTATTACGGCACTTCAAACACGTCAAGAGATTCTAGTTTGGACGGATTCTACTCTCTACTCTATGCAGTACTTAGGTTACCCGCTGGTTTGGAATGCTCAACTTATGGGCGATAATATCTCTATTGTAGGTGAGAACGCAGCCGCCCTTGCGTCAGGTGTTGTGTACTGGATGGGGCGAGATAAATTTTATAAATACGATGGTCGTGTGCAAACACAAAACTGCGACTTACGGGAATACGTATTCAATAGTTTTAATGCACAGCAATCCGAACAAGTCTTTGCCAGTACCAATGAAGGCTTTAACGAAGTCTGGTGGTTCTACTGCTCTGCCGATAGTACGGTGGTGGACAAATATGTAATCTATAATTACGCTGAAGATATATGGTATTACGGCACGATGGGTCGCACCGCTTGGCTTGACTCTGGGATTTTAGAATTCCCTCTTGCAGCTACTTACTCAAATAACTTAGTTAACCACGAAAGT